GCAACAGTCGCATCATCACCAGATAGAGATTTATCGCTTGTAGCAAAAGACTTTAATGCATTAATAGCACCAAGATCTACATTACCATACGAAGCAGAATCTGATGTATTAAAACCCTGTTGAACGTATAAATGAATCTTTTCAAATTCAGGAGAAGTATCATCTACTACTTGAAAGGAAACATGATTCTTTCCCTCACCGGTGTCTAGATTACTTGGAAATCGATATATGGCCATTGAATACTACCTATAAATATGTTAAAGTTAAACTTATCATAGAGTATTTATATGACTTATAAGGGTAAATACAGAGTAAAAAACATTAGTAAATACGCTGGTGATCCTACTAAGGTTACTTATAGGTCTTTGTGGGAAAGAAACGCCTTCCGCTGGTGTGATTCGTCGCCAAGAATTACACGATGGAGTTCAGAAGAAGTAGTTGTACCATATAAGTGCCAGTTAGATAATAAAGTACATCGATACTTTGTTGACTTATTAGTATGTATGGATGGTGAGGTAATATTGGTCGAGATTAAACCAAGAAAAGAAACGACTGCTCCTAAGAAGCCAGCACGTGTCACAAAGCGATATGTCAATGAAGTCACGACGTATATTAAGAATACCGACAAATGGCAATATGCTAAGGCCTATGCAGAGAAGCGTGATTGGAAGTTTGAGATATGGACTGAAGATACATTAAAGAGTTTGGGTATCAAACTCCTTAAAGGATAGGTATAAATAAGTATATGGCTAATTCAATATTCGATACAATATCTGCACAAGCATTCCGCGCTGGAATTAAGACTCGTACTCCAGAGTCTGAAGAATGGTTTATGCAAAAAGTAAAAGAATTGCAGACTCCAAGTCGTAAGCAATTGTTAGCAGACACCGCACTCACTAGAACTACAAAAGTATTACCTGGTGAGATGTACATGTACTTCTATGATCCTAAGCATAAAGACACTCTACCATATTATGATAGATTTCCTTTAACGATCATGGTAGGACCTGCGCCAGGTGGATTCTATGGTTTAAATCTACACTATTTAAATCCTATTGCTAGAGCTAGATTGGTAAATGAATTATTTAAATTGGCTCCTAAAGAAATAGACGATACTACACGACTTAAACGTTTACGTTATGATTTGTTAGTTGGAGTTCAAAAGTATAGAGAATTTAAACCTTGTTTTAAGCATTATCTATTACCTCATGTAAAGTCACAATTTTCTAGAGTACCTATGACAGATTGGGAACCAGCAATATTCTTACCAGTACAACAATTTAAGAAGAAGAGTTCTCGTTCAGTATGGGCACAGTCCACAAAAGAATATAGGCAGGTGAAATAATAATGTCAACGATAGATAACTTAAAAGCTACAATTGGAAAGAAGGGTGGTCTTGCAACGCCGAATCGATTCAATGTGATATTCTCACCCCCAACTCAATCATTATTGAATATTAACCCACAAGCACTTATCGGTTCATTAGTATCTGGTAATAAAATTAAACCAGCTAACTTTATTAATGATCCTCGTGATATTTCTCTTTTATGTGAAACGGTTTCAATACCTTCACGTAATATTAGTACATTTGATTATCAGGCCGACAAGCAACAGAATAAGTTCCCATATACATTTATTGACGACGACGTTACGATGTCGTTTTTGTTAACTAATGACTACTATATGCGTAACATGATAGAGAGCTGGATGTCGGCAATATTTGATGTGAATACATATCAAGTAGGTTATAAGAAAGATTATTCTACTGACATCGTGATACAACAATTAAATAGTAAGAACGTGCCGGTATATGGTATTAAACTAGAAAAAGCATTTCCCATAAACATATCTGCAATTGAATTATCTCAAGGTGCCTTGGGATTTGTAAGAACCAATGTGACATTTGCGTTTGACCGATACGTACCAGAAGGTCCAGTATCCAGTACATTGTCTGCCTTTCAAGCAGCATTTTAAAATATTTTATATTAAGGAGTAGTATATCATGGCATTGCCTATTGTAACGAGTGCGAAGTATTCGACGGTTATTCCGTCAATGAATAAAAAAGTAGAGTTTAGACCCTACTTAGTAAAAGAAGAAAAGATTCTTATGATTGCTATGGAGTCAAAGAATCAGAAACAGATTGTTACTGCACTCAAGGATGTTATATCAGCTTGCGTGTATGATAAAATTGATACTAGCAAGTTAACTATGTTTGATATTGAATCACTCTTCTTAAGACTTCGGTCTAAGTCAGTAGGTGAAAATGTCGAAGTATCATTAAAGTGTACCGAGTGTTCACATCCACATCCAAGAGAGATTAATCTGGATGAAGTAGAAGTTACTGAGGTAGACGATGAGAGTAAGACGATTCGAATCAATAAAGAGATTGGTATTGTAATGCGTTATCCATCAATTAATGATATGAGTCAGTATAGTGATGGCGATTTACAAACAATTGATGGTATTATGAATATGATGGTAGATTGTATTGTAACCATCTTTGATAATGATAATGTTTATAATACAAAAGATGAGCCAAGAAAGAACGTAGTTGAATTTATAGACAGTTTAAATTCTACTCAATTTGCTATGATTGCTAAGTTCTTTTCTGATATGCCATCGTTAGTACATAACATCGAGTTCGATTGCGATAAGTGTAGTGTACATAATAAACTTGAACTGAAAGGTATTCAAAGTTTTTTTATGTAGCCCTCTCACATGATAGTCTTGTAAATCATTATAAGACTAACTTCGCTATGATGCAACATCATGGATATAGTTTGACTGAACTGGATAATATGGTGCCGTGGGAGAGGGAGATCTATGTAGCTCTTTTACATGATTATATTAAGAAAGAAAACGAAAGAATTCAACAGCAGAAAAGGTCACACAAATAGGAGATATATCTATGAGTAAGAAATTAGAAGCAGGTTCATCATTGGAAGGTGCTGATGTAAATGGCGACGGTATTATTACTGATGCTGAATTAGAAATGCATTTAGAGTTTAAAAGAAAAGCTTTAGAAGATGCAGATGCAATGCGTGATGCACAACGTAAAATGGCTTGGTTTGCACTCGGCGGTATGTTGCTCTATCCTGCTTCAGTCGTAATTGCTTCTCTTTTTGGATTAGATCAAGCAGCTAATACTCTAGGTGATATGGCTCCAACATACTTTGTATCGGTTGCTGCAATCGTAGCTGCATTCTATGCAAAAGAAGCTATGGGCAAATAAGGTAATACAAAATGGCTAATGATAAAGAAATAAATAAAGGTTTAGAAGAAGCAGTCAAAGAGGGTTATAAAGGTGGTGCATCAAAATCCATTAAACTCTTAGCTCAAATTTCTGCCGATATTAAATCAAATTCTAAGAGTTCTGAGGCGGCTTTAAAGTACGTCGAAGCAACCAATACATTATCAGAACTCTCTTACCGAGCATCGTCAGAAGAAACTGCTATACTCGAACAAGCATTAGCCGAAGTTGCCGAAAAACTATCTTCACCCAATCAAACTGATCAACAGATTCAGAATCGACTAGCTGAATTAAGTAGCTTACAAGAGAAAGCCAATACCATTGCCCAAACGATGGAAGCTGATCTGAAGGCCGATAATGTATCTGCTAGTCTATCTATGTTATCGGATAGACTTAAAGATCAAACAAAAACACTTGAAGCAAGTACCTCAACTTTAGCTATTGAAAACGGTCTTAAGTCATTAGAAGGTCTAATGGGATTTAAGTCTGATGAGTCCACTATGATGTTACGTGAGACCTTTGAGATGGTTACTCAAGACCTGCAAGATTCGATTGCTGAAGGTGATCAGATGGGTATTGAATTAGCTAGACAGCAATTAGAGGCAATTGCGGCTGGTGTTGAATCAGAAGAAAAACGTAGAGAAGCACAGAAACTTCAAGAAGAAGCTAATAGCACTTTGCATCAAATGTCAAGTTCATTAAGTAATATGAGTAAGAAGTTTGATGATATTGCTAAGGGTATTACTGGCGGCGGTGGTTTTCTGGCTGGTGCGGCAGCTCTTGCCTTAGCATTCTTTGATCCCGCTAAATTTACCGAAATATTTAGTAAAGTATTTAATTCATTAAAAGAAGTCTTCGAGGGTATTGTTAAAATATTCACGGGTGATATTGAAGGAGGACTTTCCCTACTTGGCGATAATCTATTCACGGTTGGAGCTATCATAGGTGGTATTGCATTACAGTTTGGCGGTGCAATTATAGGTAAACTGGGTACTTTATTTACAATTGTCGGTAAACTAATGACTGCCCTAAAAATATTTAGAGTATTTATGATGGGTACATTTATACCTGCTATTATCGGTGCATTTAGTACTATGATAACTGCATTAACTCCTATACTAGTAGCAGCGGCTCCGTTTATTGCAATAGGTGCTGCAATCGGTTTGGCTCTATGGGGCTTATATGAACTCCTTGACTACTTGAAAGAGAAACTCAATGTAAGTAGTATTGGTGATGTATTAAGAATCGGAGTTGCTTATCTACAAGATGGTTTAGGTCAAGTAGCCAACTTTGTTATTGATTTAACTAATGGTATATTGGCGTTTATCAAAGATAAGGGTGGTGCACTACTTGACTTTTTGGGTATTGATTTTGAAATACCTGATATGAAAATAGATAGAGTAGACACAAATAATGCTCAACGAGTTACACAAGAACTCCAAGCTAAGAAAGTTGAAGATGATCTTAAAGCTGCTCAAGAAGAAGCTAAGAAACCTAAACTAGAAATTGCTGCTCCTATTGCTGGCGCTGAATTAGATATAGGTTCATATGAGAATATGGTAAATAAAGAAGATATGGCAACTAGATCTGCTCCTATCATTACTTCAGCTAGTTCGAACTCTGCAGATAATTCGGTAACGAATACCACGATTATCCAATCTCCTACTTCATTCGCTAGTCAATCAATAACATCAGCATTCGCAAGATAAAAAAAGGGGGACTTTCGTCCCCCGTAAATTACATCCATGTAGTTTGTTATTATTCTTTTATGACTCTCGTGCGATCTTCTCGAAGTAACTCAAGGTATCATCTTCATCATCAGAATCGGTGCTAGCCATAGCAGGAGCATCACGAACGAATGATTCTGCGCTTGGAGCTTGTTCAGCCATGGTCTTTACTGGTGAAGCATATTCCATAGCAGCATGACCTGCATCAACACCTAGTACCTTATTCAACTTAGCCTTAAGTTCGTCGTATGACTTGTAGTTCTTAGGATCAAGGAAGTCAGCCAATGAATTAAGTTTGTTATAGATCTCTTCAAGCTTATCTTCGTCACCATTAAACAATGCTGCAGCCGGAGAGAATTCAGACTTATCATAGTTTACCCAACCTTCAACCTTACGAATCTTAATCTTAAAGTCTGCACCTTCCCAGAAATCATAAGGATTTACTGGTTGTTCATCTTGAAACTGTGGTTGCATCATATCCATAATCTTATCGAAGATCTTCTTACCGAACTTGTAAAGGAATACTTTACCTTCGTTCTGAGGATTCTCTGGATCTGATACTACAAGAATGTTAGAAACATAATGCAGACGACGCTTACGATCACGAGCAATGCTTTTGTCTTCATCCCGACCAGAGTTCCATAGTTGGGAATTCATCTCGGATGCTGGATCTTGTTGACCAATAGAAGTAAGCGAGTTCTCAATATACCAAAGACCGCTTGGACCTTTAAACCCGTGATCCCAATAACGAATCCATGGGAGATCTTCACCTTCTTTAGCTGGTAAGAAACGAATTACTGCATAACCATTACCCGCTTTATCACGAGAAGGTTTCCAGAATCGATCATCACCATACGAGCTTTCTTGCTTGTTTGTTGATACCGCTTCTGCAGCTTTAACTAGTTTGTCGATTGACGCACTACGAGAGTTTTTTAGATTTGCAAATGACATATATTGTATTTCCTGTATTTTAGTATTTTAGTATATCTGAATTATCCAATGTATTCCATAATATATG